GACAGATATCATTAAGAAAAAATGATAGAACACCATAAGTGTGATACTTGTAAAAAAAAACTTTTACATAGATATGTAGTATTCGACAAAAACAAGTATTGTCTAAAATGTTTCTACACATCTGGTAAATCATTACCGATATTTCATGGTGAAACTAAACGAAAATACAAACGTAAGCCTACCAATTAGAAATCTGATTGCACTTGTTGCAGCAGTTGCTATAGGTGTATGGGCATATTTTGGTATAGTCGAAAGACTTAATAAATTAGAGACATCAGATACTCTTTTTCAAGCTGACCTTTTAAAAAAGGCAGAGCAAGAACCAAAGAACTTAGAAATGTATATGCTTATTGAACACCTTGCAGGACAAATAGAATCTATAGAAAAAGAAATAGAAGCATCTAGATATAATAAAGTAAACATAGACCACCTGAAAGAACAGGTAGATATGTTACAAAAAAAACTTAATGGTAACCACTAATGATAGAATCTGTAATAGCACTCTTGATGATTGTAGATCATGAAATAAAAGAACATAGAATACAACCATCAATGTCAGAATGTTTAAAAGGTAAACGTATTGCCACTCGTACTGCTGGTAATAATATAGAATATAGATGTATTGTTTCAATGGCTGAAACAGAAATATATCAAGGTCAAAAAAGTATTAAAAAATTAATATTAAAGAATGAATAAACCTAACAAAAAAAGAAACCCTTTTGCTAAACAACTTAGGCATTGGAAGAATAAAATTATTAAAAACAAAAGACATTACGATAGAAAGAAAGAGCAACAGATGTTGCACCATAGTCAAGCACTATAGTCTCTCTCTATAATCATTTCTAAATAATGAATAGCTTTTTCTATATCTTTCTTTTTACCCTTATTCTTATGACGGCATATGTACTTAATAGCATTGCCTTCGGCGAATGGTAAATTATTTTCATTGATAAAATGTGCAGGTTGGATCTTCATATCTTTATAGTGTGTGCCATCAACCTGTTTATTAAGTGAATCGTAAGTCATATCTTTAAACATATCTATATCAGTCAAAACATTAACCTATATCTACCAGGAGGATTTTTCCTACCTGGTTTTTGTTTTTTATAGTGGTCTTTTCTTATCTTATATATATCAGAATCTATAGCTTTTTGAAACTTCATAAATGCATAGTCAGGATCTAAATCAGCTAATTTACAAACTAATCTAAAATCATATGAGTTACTTGTTAGCCATGATATAGCTTGATCTCTATGATAAACATCATAACGTTCTTCACCCTTATATGATGCATCATGTACTGCTTGGGTTATTACATTAAGAAACATTCTTTGTTCAGGAGTCCTCATTTACAATTTCATATGTCATACGTTGTTCTACGACATCGGCTTCTTGCCAGTTCAATGTTTTTGGATTGATAGCTTTTAATATCTTCAATGCTTCTTCATCAGATTCAGCACTCACAATAACTTCTGTATAAGCAGGTAGCAATACCCATTTCTTAAACTTATAAATCATATATTATTTTTACGTCTACTAGCTTCTAATGTTCTAAATAAATCTATAATTAAACCTTCTTTATCTCTTTTATTATCTAACGTACTAGCTTCTACTTCAGCAGTAAACAATTCATCAATAGCTTGTTTATATGTATCACTAGCATAATAAGTTTGTTCTTTTGCAGAAATACTTTTATCTTCTTTGTTACCTGTTATATGCAAAGCCTTTTTACGTTTAAGTAATCTATCTAAATACTTAACCTGAGCATTAGCTTTAGCAGAAGTTTCATCAGTATCTGCCAGATACTTTAAGGATTCTTCCAATCGCTTCTCTGTAATCACTCTTATCCTCCTTTAAATATAATTTATATAATTTTAACACCAAATCATCATTGTTATAAGTGTTAATGCCCATCATTTCCAGCTCTAATTTGAACAAATGCATCCAAATAATTCTCCTGTTCCGTCTTTCATTACATGAGCATTGATTGGATAATCATAATAAGTTGTTAAATGTAATCTTAGTATGTCACACAAATCAAAACAATCTACTTCACCAAGTAGTTCTACACCTTTAATCATTTCTTTTGTAAGTGATACTAGACTATAAAGTCCATCATTTAATAAAATTAAGTCCATAAAAACTTTCTGCTACTAGGCAGGGAGCACCCACCTAGCAGCTATCATTAACTTTCGAGGGAGATAATGATTCGGTTAAAATGGAGCTTCGTCTCCATCATATTGAGCATTAAGTATCTTACGCACATAACTATCAATCTTGTCAAAGTCTACGTCATTGCCTGATTGTATAGCAGCTGATAATAAATTACTCATAGTCAATCTGTATTTTTCTTTCCATTGTGCAGTATTATCTTTACCTGCTGTTGGTGTTGAACCATTAGGCACAGCAACTTCACCACTTAACAATTCTATTGCATTAGCAGTTTGGTATTGTTTACCTGTTTTACTGGTTCTTACTGGCTGAGCTGCAATCTTTAATCTTGCACCTTTCTGCCAACGTGAAGCACCCATAGCTTCACCATAGATGGTCATATCTGTACCATCATCTTTAGTAACGTATACTGTTACGCCACCATCGTCTTTCTCAAAAGCTCTTTTAAATGAGCATTCAAAGGTTTCAGTTTCCATTATCTGTCTCCTATTTATTTGTTTTATTATTTTGCCTAATCGTTGCATACCTGTATATAGGTTATTTTAACGATTTTGTCCAAAGATCTTTTGCAAATTCTTCAGATCCAGGACTACCCTTCCATCTGAAGTTGTCGCATACCAAAGGAAATATGCGAACAACATCTTCTTTTGTTTTACATATATCCAATACATATTCGATATGTTTCATAGCATTAATTAGAACCTGTAATTCATCACGTTCTACCATATCAACAACATACTGATCTTTTGGTGAACAATATAATAACATTGTTTCTTTGCCAAATAGATCCCTGTATAAGCATTGTTGACGTACATCAGCAGGTTTAGGATACCATTTAGGATCTACATGACCTGCTTTTAATCGTCTAATATATGCTGTAGCTTTAGTATCTACAATGACATCTTTGAACTCAAAATCAGTTTTACCAATAACATCATATTTCAAACCATATTTATCACCTGGTATTTGTAACTCATTTTGAAATGATACTACATCACCAAATTCTCTAAGGTTTTCTACGAACTTATTAGCAATAATACCAGACCATTCATATTCTGCATCAGCATGATCTGTTGGTAACAAATCATCCATCTCATCCCTAGTATGTTGTATATATTGGGATTTTGCATAATTTGTGATAGTATCTTGGTCTTTGATTTGTTTCGATAATGCATGATCAGCAGCATCCTCAGCTGCTAAACCCATTACCATTCTTGCATTTGGTTCTGACTCAAAATCAAATAGTTCATTGATAATCCAGAAAGCTGGACTATCTAAAAACGTATTAGTCTTGGAGGCAGAATGTCTATATTCAATTTTCATAATTATCTCCTCATGGTTATTAATGTTCAAAAATATATAAGTGCTACCTATAACATACCAATAGATGTGTTAAAAGGTAAATCGACAATAAAAGACAAACAACACTATAATTTGTATAACTTATCAATTATATTGTCCTGGCTATTGCACCCTACGAAAGCGTACGGTTGCAAGAGCCTTATAGCTCGTCATCATTGTTGTAACAAAAATCGTGTATTTAGATTATACAAAATGTATAATACTAACTATAAATTTAGATCTTTTGTTGATAAAGCAAAAGACAAGTATACAAATACATATGCGTAAAATAGAAAAACCTGAACTTATTTCTACGATTAGAGACAAGAAAAAAGTTTGGTTAAATATTAGAGAATCTCGTCTAATGTATATGTTTCATCGTAAACTAATATCTATTGAAGAATACGAAGCTGGATCTAGATACAGACTTATGTGTGAACTTATGGGAGGCAGTACCGGAGACTATCTAAAAGATAAGGTTGATGGATCCAGTACTGACTTTATCACATCATCTTTAGGAGCTGCTATGGCAGTCAGAGATTGTGATGAAGAAATAGGTAAACACAACTCTGAAGTTATGAAGTTATTCTGTTGGTTCAACTATGGAATAATTGAAATAGCTAATATTCTTGGATTGACAGAACGTAAAGCATCTAATAGAACACATGAAGGTTTAGCTAGATTGGCAATATATTATGGGTACACGAAAGTGCGAAACACTATCAGAGGTCAAGGAACTAAGAATAAAAAACAAAAAGTATCTTAAATGGGTAGCAAGTAATCCTTGCATAATTTGTCATCAATACGGCTCTAATGCACATCATATACAATATGCTATGCATAGAGGCATAGGTCAAAAGGTTGGAGATCAATATACTTTACCATTGTGTGTCAAACACCACCATCAATTACACAACTGTGGTATGTCTGAAAGACAATTTTGGGAAAAAATAGATATAGATCCTATACCATTATGTGGTATATTTTATAAACATTACCACGAAATGTGGACAAATAAGGCTTTTTTTTATGATGATACTATGTTATGGGTCAATGTTTATAACAAACTTGTACCTAAGATTAAAAAAAACATTGATTTTCTATTGCAACCCAAATAATTATTATAGTTATCCTCGCCAGAGGTATGTAAAATTATGAGCAAAATTATAAAGTTTCCAAAGCGTACAAAGGCTTATTCTGATAAGTTTCTCAGGAATGTAAAACCTGATGTAATCGGTGACTTCATAAGAGAAGCTAATCCACATTTTACAATTAAAGCTGCTGACGCAATGGCATTAGCCATAATCTATAGCACGTACTTACAATTAGTATTTGAAGAAGAAGGTGAAAATTTAGTGCCTTTGGATGACATAGAACAATATATATGGGCAGCCAATGACAAAAAAACGTTACACTAAAAAAAAGAAATCATTACAGGATAAAGAATCTACTGACATACCTTTTACAAAAGTACGAGTTGAATGGGTAGACTGTGTTAGTGATAGTGCTTGGGCATCTGAAAAAGAATTTAAAAATATGAAATTAGCTAATCCTGTTAATGAAGGGTGGATTTTCTCTAAAGATCGTAAATCAATAAAATTATTTGCAGCTTATGATAAAGAAGATGATGGAACCATAACCTTTGGTGATCGTACTATGATTCCAAAATCTTGGATAGTAAAAATTACAGAGATCTAAGTACTTTTCTCCATATACTGCTGTATAATAGCTTCAGCACCTGGATCTTCATTAGGATAGTTTAAAGTTTCTAATCTTTGTTTAGATAATTTAAGTTCAGCTTTAACATGATCTTTAGCATGTTCTAATACTTTAACTAACTCTGGATAGTTACCATAAAATATACCGTAGATAGACAAATCATTTATCGCTGCTGTCACTCTGTTTAGACCCTTTATTCTTTTTTCTATCCTTAGTATCTCCGAGTCTGTTTTCATCTTCTTTCTCCTTAATTATACGTTTTAGTTTATCTATTTCTAATTGCTTAGTAGCAACTAAAGCTCTAAGAGCATTTTCATTACTCATTTGTTTTTCCTTTTTTTATATAATAATGTTTTGAATTATGAGTATCATGTAAATAACTATCAACACTTGCCATAATATAATCACCTAATTCTCTTGGGGTTAATATTTCAATATCATCACTATTAACTACTCCCCATTGATTATTTTTATCATAATTTACTACAATAGCCCAATCTACTATTTGTTTACTCATGTTTCTCCTTTGCATGTTCTAAAAACATTTTACATCTTTGTATATCATCACGATATTCTTTAGCCCATTCTTGCATTAACAATGAATGTTTATCTTTCATAAACCCACATTGTATAGCATTATCGACTACAGACAACGCTTCCATAGCATCGTCCATTTCGTTTTGACATCTTTCGATTTGTGTTTTTAGACTTGGTTTAAAGGTCATCTATACTCCTATCTATAGCTCTACCAAACTCATTTATTTTGTCTTGTAGTTTACCATTGAGTTCTTGATGGCTTTTATTTACAATAAGTAAATTATCTCTTTCTTCTGACAATCTATCTATTTCTTTACGTAAGTCTAGCACTTCATGACATTTACTTTTTAACTTAGCACGAAGTTCTTCAACTAAACTTACGTTATCGTCAATAATTTTAGTAAGATCTAATTTACCTCTATTATCACGCAGCTTCATCTTTTACCTTTTCTATGATAGCAACATTGCCTGCAACAAAATCACCTGGTATACAAGTTCTACCAGTTCTTTCTTGCCAAGCATACCATGCTTTGGTTGCTCTATCATTTTTTACAAAAGGATTTTTGAGTTTACTTTCTTCATCACAATAAATATCAAAAGTCCTATTAGATATACTTTTATCATATCCATGTAATATTTCAATAGTATCACAATTTATAAGTGGATACATATCTTGAAACGTAGGTTTCTTTGTAAACTCAAACGTTTCATCACTTGTTGTTGGTAAGCCATTCTCCATAACAGCTTTCCATATGTGTAATTTATACATATAACCTCCTAATCTTTCTTGCCGAATAGCACACGACCATCAGCATGTATTTGTTCAGCTTTACCTTTATGTACCATCAAACCTAGTACATATCTTACAGCACTATCAGTTGTTTTACCAACCATAGATTCTACTTTTTGTGTAATTTCACTTACAGTAAAAGCAGTATTACCTTGTCTATTGACTATATCAGTCAATGTTCTTTCAAGAGCTGCTGTTGCTTCTCTTGGTTTAGGTAATTGTACAATACGAGCTGACATATCTCGTCTCATACTTTTTTCCATAAGTTGTTGCAATTCTGTTTGATTGATCAACTTATGTTTAAACAAAACAGCTAGTGCTTTGTGTACGTCTTTTGGTATTTTAATCATCATCTTCCTCCGATTGTTCTATTTCAATGTTATAAGTTTTACCATCAATAACACATTGAAAATCAGCTGCACAAGTATCAACTGTTGCTTGACCATGTGCAATTATTGAGGCATTTAGATTTTTAATGAGCATCTGTTCGATAGCTAACATTAATTCATTTGTTTCCGATAGTTTGGACATTTTGACCTCCTACTTTTAAATATATAATCCATTCAAAACTATTTTTAAATTTACAAGATTTAAATTGTCTTACAGCATCATCATATCCATCAGCTTCTATAAATAATTTTAAATCTTTTTTTCTATTATATAATAAATATACATTCATGATAAATATTTCCTAATTTGTTTACTTACTAACTCAGCAAATCTAAACCACTCTTTGATTAAGTTTCTACGTTTACTCTTTCTCTCTTTAATCACTTGATCAACAGCTTTGCTAGATGCTTTGTCTAGTATTTTTTCTTGTTCTTCTAATTTCATTGTAGCCACCCTATGTTGTCAAACCAACCTGAGTGTACTGAATGAACCAAACCAAGCACAATAT